ATTTATATTATAGTAAATATATAAATACTATTACTATAAATATAAATGAATTAGATATATTTTATAATAGTAATTACTTATTAAAAGATAATGAAAGAAAAGAATTGTCTTCTTTGTTAGAAGACGTATTCTTACAAGATGTATCTAATAGGGAATTACTTGTAGGACTGTTAGAAGAACACCGCAGACGTTCTCTTGCAGGGCAAGTAGCACTAATGGCTTTAGATGTAGAAGCAGGTAAGAAAACAACGGAACAATTGCTTGACTTGTTCAACGAGTTTGAACATCAAGAAGTTGAAGTATCAGAAATTACACCAGTTAGAATGAACTTAAAGGAGCTATATGAAACGCAAATACAAACACCTGGTCTACGTTGGCGTGTTGACTGGCTTAATAAAAGTCTTGGATCTCTTCGCAAGGGTGACTTTGGGTTTATCTTTGCTCGTCCCGAAACAGGCAAGACTACGTTTCTTGCGTCAGAAATTACTAACATGGTCAGCCAAACTGACGGTGATATCCTTTGGTTTAACAATGAGGAGCAAGGGAATAAGGTTGCGATCAGAGTGTTCCAAGCAGCTCTTGGACTCAACATTAATGATCTCTTCACTAACGATGAAGTTAAACAAGCTAGATACGATGAATTCACACAAGACAGAATTAAGATTCTAGACTTTGAAGATTCTAATAGCAAACATAAAATAGAAGCTGTGCTTAAACATTATAACCCTGCTCTTATTATCTTTGACCAGATAGATAAGATACGTGGATTCAAAGGAGAACGTAATGACCTTGAACTTAAAGCAATTTACCAATGGGCAAGAGAAATTGCCAAAACGTATGCTCCAGTTATTGCGGTGTCGCAAGCAAGTGGTGAAGCAGAAGGTAAACTCTTTCTTACAATGGATATGGTCGATGGTTCGAAGACGGCCAAACAAGGCGAAGCTGACTGGATCTTGGGAATAGGTAAAGAACAAGACAATACAAGTCGTACTAGATATTTTAACATCAGTAAAAATAAACTTATTGGTGATCAAGATACTATGCCAGACTTACGTCATGGTTCTACACAAGTATTAATTAAACCAGAGATTGCAAGGTATGAAGACATCTAAGTGGACTAGATGGGTATTACTAGATTGGGATGGTACGATCATAAGATGGTTTGACTATCCCGCTAGTGGTACTGTGTTGTACAAAGAACCTAAGATTGACTTAACTAAATTAGAGGAGTGTTTATTTTGAGTATACAAACAGTGTTATTAGTAAGATCAGATTTGACAGCAGAAGATATAGGTGATATACTAGACTTTGTAGGTGAAGATGAAGACCTACTAGAAGCAGTAAATAAATTCTATCCACTTAACCAAGGAACTGGTGATTGCGCAGCTTAATACTAGATGTTGAGACAACTATTAGTAACAAAGGGAATCCTTTTGACGAAACTAATAAGCTTTGTTATATTGGTTTGCTTAATACTGATGCTAGTGTATATAGCATCGAGTATGATGATCAACCTTATCGAACTCGTTTGGAAGAAGTACAAGCCAAAGTTAATGGGGCAGATGTATTGGTTGGCTTTAATATCAAATTTGATTTGCATTGGATACGGAAGTATGGAATTAATTTTATGGGTAAACGTGTTTGGGATTGTCAGCTGGTACATTTTATACTTACGGGCCAACAACATCCCTATCCAAGTCTCAATAGTGTCGCTGCTTATTATGATCTGGGTAGTAAACTTGACGTTATTGCTACTGAGTATTGGAAGAATGGGGTAGATACTGACAAGATACCAAGAGACTTACTTGAAGATTATCTTAAACAAGATTTGCTTTTAACGCAAAAAGTATATGAGAAACAGATGGAAGAATTTGCGTCATCCGCAAAGAACATGCAAAGACTTATTAGTTTGCATAACCAAGACTTAGTTATATTACAGGAGATGGAATTTAATGGACTTTTATTTGATGAGAATAGCAGTACTATTTTGGCTACAGAACTTGAAGATCAAATTGCAGTCATTGATAAAATCCTTATGGAATATCATGACCTTGTGGAGTTTAATCCTAATAGCACGGAGCATGTATCTAGTCTTCTCTATGGCGGCATTATTAAAGTCAGGAGGAGAGAAGCTATTGGTGTGTTTAAAACGGGAGAAAGAAAAGGACAAACAAAAGAAAGGTGGGTCGAACATGAAATAACATTCCCTAGACTTATTAACCCGATTAAAGGATCGGAGTTAACTAAAGAAGGTTTCTTCTCAACAGATGATCAGACCTTAAAGTCTTTAAAGACTAGAAGTAAGTATGCTAAAGATCTAGTTGAAGTATTATTAAAACGTGCTACACTAGAGAAACGTTTAACAGCTTACTACAAAGGACTGGTAGATTTAAGAAAGGAGATGAACTGGCATGAAGGAAGATTACACGGACAGCTTAATCAATGTGTGGCTAGAACAGGTAGACTTAGTTCAAGTAAACCAAACCTACAAAACTTTGATGGCGAAATTAAAACATTATTCGGGAGTAGATATGAGTAAAGATTATGTACAAGAGTTTAACGAACAAGGTGCTGAACAAGCATTTGAACAAATCAAAGTAGCAGAAAAACAAAAGGAATGTGATGCTATTACAGGCAGATGCCAAAGCTCTTGAGTGGGTATGTGCTTCTTATTTAAGTCAAGATAAAGTAGCGTATGACGAGATATGGAACAATGTCGATCAACACACTGACAATCAGAATCGTTTTGGTTTACCTTCTCGTCTTATCGCTAAAACTTTTGTGTTTCGGCTTATTTATGGAGGTTCCGCCTATAGTTACGCTAACGATACTAACTTTACTGATGTATCTAATTCGGAATCATTCTGGCAAAATGTTATTGATGAGTTTTATAGCAAGTATACGGGACTTGGTGAATGGCATAAAAAGATTGTGGCAACAGCCATGAAAGACAGAAAGATAACGATGCCGACAGGTAGAGTTTATAACTATGAGCCAGAAGTAAAGTATGGCAAAGTCAAATGGCCTCGCACCAAAATCCTTAACTACCCAGTTCAAGGACTAGGTGCAGACCTGATGGCTATAGCAAGAGTATCTTTAAGTAATAGACTTAAGGATATGAAAAATGTAAAGTTAATCAACACTGTACATGATTCTATTATTATTGACTTTGATTCTAAAGTATGCGATAATATTAGTATAGTAAAGATTGTTGATCAATGTTTTACGGATATTCCAGCAAACTTTAAGAAATTGTTTGGAGTAGAATTTAACCTTCCTATGCGGGTCGAGTGTCAAGTAGGGCCAACATGGGGTAACATGGAGATAGTAAATGTTAATTAATATTGTAGACGTAGGTGCACCAAATACACATGCAGCAAAGAATGGTAGATCATATCAATCTATTGAAGTTACATACAAAAATGAACAAGGACAAGTAGCTAATAAAAAGCTAATGTCTTTTAGTAATCCTTCTGTCTTTAATTATATTAAAGAGTTAACAAAAGGTACACAAGTAAATGTAACAACAACTAAAGATGCTAATGGTTATTGGCAATGGACAGGTATTGGAGGAGATGGATCAGTGGCTACACCAGAATCTAAACCAGCAACAGGTGGTCGAGTAACAGGTAGTAATTATGAAACTAAAGAAGAACGTGCAGCAAGACAAATTCTTATTGTTCGTCAATCTTCTTTATCTAGTGCAGTAGAACTACTAGGTACTGGTAAATCTGTAGCAGATGTTATTGCAACAGCTAAACAGTTTGAAGCTTATGTCTTTGGTTCAGAAGCTAACCCTACTAAAGAAGTTAACTTTGATGACTTAGAGGATGACATTCCCGTATAATGAAAGCATTAATTGATGCTGATATTGTAGCTTACAGGGTTGCCTGTACGTGTCAAGAAGACGATGCTCAAGACTTTGTATTTGCCAGGGCAGAGGATCTAATAGATTCTATCCTAGTTAATACTGAGGCTGAAGAGTATCGTCTCTTCCTAACAGGTAAAGATAACTTTAGATATACTGTTTATCCTGAATATAAAGCTCACAGACCTAAAGAGAAACCTTTTTGGTTAGAAGCTTGTAGGCAGTATTTAATAGCTACCTTTAATGCTGAGGTTATTGATGGGCAAGAAGCTGATGATGCTATGGGGATCAACCAAACTGGGGACACAATCATTTGTTCTATTGATAAAGATTTACTTATGATTCCTGGCAAGCATTATAACTTTGTTAAAGATGAGTTTCAAGAAGTAGATGAAGCTCAAGCTATTAAGAACTTTTATATGCAGTGTTTAACTGGTGATAGATCTGATAATATCAAGGGCATTGAAAAGATAGGGCCCAAGAAAGCTGAAAAGATATTAGAAGGTTGTGTAACAGAACAAGAGTTATTCAATGCTGTAAGAGAAGCTTATAGCAATGATGAAGAGTTTATAATGAATGGTCGAGTCCTGTGGATTAGACGTAAAGACAATGAAGACTGGAAGGATAGATTTAATGCCCTCGTTCAAGAGCAAGTTGGAGGAACAAGTCTGGGCAATACTGAAGAAGGAATACCCTTCAGTTAAGTATGAACCAGATAAGTTTAAATACATACAACCTGAGAAAGAACGGACTTACATTCCTGACTTTAAAACTGGGCGTAGAAATATTTATTTAGAAGCAAAAGGTAAGTTAGATTTAGATACAAGACAAAAGATGCTGTGGTTCAGGGATTCAAATCCTGGAGTTACAGTTATCTTCTTGTTTATGAATCCTAACAATAAACTTAACAAACGTAGTAAGACTACCTATTCCAAATGGGCTGAAGACAATGGATTCCTTTGGTTAGATTTTAGAAAGGATTGGTTAAATGATTATAAACAATTGTGTGCAAAACCCTGATGGTTCTCTGGACTTTGATTTCCATGTAGATCCTAATGAAGCTTCATTCCTAATGGACTTGGCTATTAAAGAGTTGGTTAGACGTGGTGTATTTAGTATTGCAACAGATGTGGCTCAACAAGAGCTAGATTTATTTAAAGAAGATGGAGGTATGGTATCATGAGTAAAGGAAACTCACCTGCTTTTCCCTGTCAAGATAATAATAAACAAATCTATACAGGTATGAACTTAAGAGATTACTTTGCATTAGAAGCTATGAATGGGTTACTTGAAGCTGATCATGTTAAACGTGATGATATTCCTAAAGAAGCTTATAGACTTGCTGATTTAATGCTTGATGAAAGACAGGTATATAAATGATCTTAATAATTATGGCAGCTATAGTACTACTATCATCATTCTTTTCGGAGTAATTTATGAGTAAAATTTTATTGCTTGACATTGAGATGGCTCCCAACGTAGCTCACGTCTGGGGTATATGGGACCAAAACATTGGTATTAATCAATTACAAGAGTCATCTTACGTTATGTGCTATGCAGCAAAATGGTTGGGTGATAAAAAGATGATGTTTGATTCTGTTAAAAAATCAGGTGACAAGAAAATGTTAGAAGGTATTCATAAGCTTCTTGACGAAGCTGATGCTGTTATCCATTACAATGGTAAACGGTTTGATATACCTAGCCTTAATAAAGAGTTTTTATTACATGGCATGTTTCCTCCTGCACCATTTAAAGAAATTGATCTACTTACAGTAGCTAAAGGTAGGTTTAGATTTGTATCTAACAAACTAGACTATGTAGCACAGTCTTTAGGTTTAGGTAAAAAGACTGAACATAGTGGTCATGAGTTATGGGTACAGTGTATGGCAGGTATCCCTAAAGCATGGAAAACTATGGAAGAGTATAACAAGAACGATGTTATTCTTCTAGAAAAAGTTTATGAACGTTTTAAACCTTGGATTAAAAATCACCTTAATAACAATGTGATTAATGGTACTATGGATGCATGTCCTACATGCCAATCTAAAAACATACAAAAACGTGGATTTAACATAACAACTACAAGCAAATACCAAAGATACCAATGTAGAACTTGTGGTAATTGGTTCAGAGATGGTACAAATCTTAAGCCAAAAGGCTCACAAAAGCTTGTCAATATTTAAAAAGGATGGTATAATAATAGTATGGCTAAATTTCCAGAACTAAAAAAAGCAATACAAACTCAAGTAGCAGGTACACATTACAAGAAGTATGTAATCCAACCTGTTGAGTTTATTACTAAAAATAATATCCCTTATATTGAAGGTAATATTATTAAATATATCTGTCGATGGAAAGACAAAGGTGGTGTAGAGGACTTAGATAAAATTATCCACTATGTAGAACTATTGAAAGAACTTAAAACATAAAATGACATTAACGTTACAAGAGATCAAAGAGAAGCTTGCTGAAGAGTATGATGAGATTACTCTTCTTGAGGTTTTAAACATTAACTCATATGACTTAGTAGATGCTTTCTTTGAACGTATTGAAGAACGTTATGAATACTTTAACAAACAATTATCAATGAACGGGGATACAGACTAATGCAACTAACAGACTATCAACGATTCATTCATGCAAGCCGATATGCAAGATGGCTACCTGAAGAATACCGTAGAGAAACATGGAAAGAAACTGTAGATAGATATACTGGATTCTTTAAGAATAGATTTCCAGATACCTTTCCAACAGAAGATGTAAATAAAGCAATACATAACCTAGATGTAATGCCTAGTATGCGTTGCCTTATGGCAGCAGGACCAGCTTTAGAACGTGATGAGATAGCAGGTTATAACTGTAGCTTTGTAGCTATTGATTCACCTAAAGCATTTGATGAAGTAATGTATGTTTTAATGTGTGGAACTGGTGTAGGCTTTAGTGTAGAACGTCAGTTTACTAACAACCTACCTACTATTGCGGAGGAATTTCATGAAACTGATACAACAATTAGAGTCAAAGACTCAAGAATTGGCTGGGCTAGTGCGTACCGCGAACTCATTAGCTTACTCTATTCAGGACGAGTGCCAAAATGGGACACTTCAGGAATCAGACCTGCAGGAGCTAGGCTTAAGACTTTTGGAGGCAGAGCATCTGGCCCTAAGCCTCTCGAGGACTTGTTCCAATTTACGGTTCATACTTTTAAAAAAGCAGCAGGGAGAAAGCTTAACAGCTTAGAATGCCATGACATCGTATGTAAAGTTGCTGATATTGTTATTGTTGGCGGTGTGCGTAGGTCAGCTCTTATCAGCTTGTCAAACCTCACCGACGATAGGATGCGAAATGCAAAGAACGGAGCCTGGTGGGAATCTGATGTGCAACGTGCTCTTGCCAATAACTCTGTAGCCTATACTGAGAAACCTGATGTAGGTATCTTTTTAAAAGAATGGGGAACATTGTATGACTCGAAAAGTGGGGAAAGAGGTATATTTAATAGAGTTGCAGCTACAAAGAAAGCCAGCTCTAACGGAAGAAGAGATGTTGACGGCTTTGAGTACGGTACAAACCCTTGCGGAGAAATTATCTTGCGATCTAAAGGACTTTGCAATCTCAGTGAAGTTGTCATCCGAGAGGAAGATACCCTTGCTAGTCTTAAAGAGAAAGTCAGAATCGCAACCATTATCGGGACATTTCAATCCACCCTTACAAACTTTAGATACCTAAGGTCTGATTGGAGACGTAATCAAGAAGAAGAACGTTTACTTGGTGTTAGTATGACAGGTATTATGGATCATCCTGTGCTTAGTAAACCTACTGAAGAATGTATTAATTGGTTAAAGGAGCTACGTGAATATGCTATCGAGACTAACAAGTTATGGGCTGAAAAGCTTGGTATTCCTCAATCTGCTGCTATTACTACTGTTAAACCTAGTGGTACTGTTTCCCAATTGGTGGGTTGCTCTAGCGGTATACATCCTGCTTACAGCCAGTATTATATACGAACAGTACGTATGGACAACAAAGATCCGCTCACAGTGTTCTTCAAGTCAGCAGGAGTCCCAAACGAACCAGACGTAACTAAACCTAGTGACATTACTATATTTAGTTTCCCTCAAAAAGGAACTGAATCAGGTGTTACTCGTAATGAAACAAATGCAATTGAACAGTTAAAGCTTTATAGTGTATACCAAAAGCATTGGACAGAACACAATCCTTCTATTACTGTATACTATAAAGATGATGAATTCTTGAATATTGGAGCTTGGATTTATAACAACTTTAGTGATGTTTCAGGTGTGTCTCTACTCCCACACTCAGATCACGTGTATAAACAAGCCCCATATCAAGAAATTACAAAGGAAGAATATGATTCTTTTGTAGCAAGTTTCCCATTGATTGATTGGGGTAACTTAAAAGAGGAAGAAGATACAACCACAGGCACTCAAGAACTTAGTTGTACTGCGGGTGCTTGTGAGATTGTAGGAGTACAAACATGATTACTTTTCATTTGATACAGGGTTGTACCGTTGGAATAGAACTAGTTGATGGATCTGTAGTAGATGGAAATAGTAATGATTGGTTTCTTGTAGTAGATTTATTTTTAGTTAGAGCAATAGTAAATATTTAAAGGAGAAAATATGCAATACACAACAGTGCAAATTAATAAAGTTGATAATGGTTTTCTGGTAACAACAACCAAGCAAATATTTGGTGAGCAAAGACCAGAGCAAAACAATATGGTCTTTAAGACTTTTGACGAAGTAATTGATTTCTTAAAACCTAAAGCAGCTGTAGCAGCAAATTAAATAAATAAGGGGCCCGAAAGCCCCTTTTTTATTACAAGCAAGTTTCAAATTTGGTAGCTTATTACATGTTGGCAGGAAAACTACAAAAATACCAACTTACTACATCCTTTGAAGGTAGTTTAACAAACTTACTTATTCATTACATACATTGTAACTTCGAAACCAAAACGCATTTCAGTAGCTGCTGGTGTTGTCCACATAGTAATCTCCTTAAAAGTTAATGTAAAGTTTTCACTCTACCCTATAATTATACCATAATGAATGAAAACATTCATCAGTAAAACCATGAGTTTAAGCTACTTGAGTTAATGTAACTACAGAAGAGGGGGTTAATGGTCTAGCATATGGAGATGTTTGTGCAGCTATAGCATCAATTCTTATATTAGTACTATTCACAGCACTCCATAACTCTACATAATCTCCTGCGGCTAGTTGAATATAAAAGTTAGCAGCCATAATAATATAGCCATCTATACCACCGTGACGATTAGGAACAGAACAAATACTAGAAGTGCCTGATACATCAGTACCATTCTTTTTTAACCATACATCAAATTCATGAATAGAAGTATCAGAACTAGCTAACTGAAAACTAAACTCTAAGTTGTATATTCCAGCAACAGATGTTGTCATTCTATTACTTGTTAATGTAACATTATTAGAATAGTCTACAGTACCTAAAGTAATAATATAAGCTGTATTAGCAGCAGCATATGTTTGATCTACATCATTTTGAAAAGCTCCATAGCTAGGGGCTGTTATAGAAGGAGCTCCAGTAATTACACTCCAAGGTATTGTAGGACTAGCTGTAAAAGCACTAGTACCATTACCATATACATATCCTGTTAAGGTTGTAGCTCCAGTACCACCATTAGGTACTGTTACAGGTAAGCTAGTTAATGCACTAAGAGAGTTATACTGAGCTAAACTTAGATGGTAGTATTGTGACGCAATACCACCCTGTATATTCTGTAGAGCATTATGCTGTCTAGTCTGAATATCTTGTAAGTTAGAACCAGTAAAGTCAATAGAACTCCAAGCAATAGAAGCTTGTTGTACAAGAGCTTGTGATACTTTATAGAACCAATCACGCCATACGAATACGTCAGTAATTGGATTGTTCGGTATTGGAGGTAATTGGATTGCCATTAGTCTTCCTGTTCAACTTCCCACTTCATTGTTCTTCTAGGACCAGCTTTTTCTTTTCTACGAACTATTTTTTCACGTTTCATAACAGTTTCCATAGTAGGTGATTCAATATCAATCTGACGAGCTAACCAATTCTTAAATCCTTCATCTTCTTCTTTACCAGCTTTAATAGCTTGACTTACTTGAGGTACTTGACCTATAGTATAGTCTGTAATATCACTTGTAATCTTTTCACCACTATCCTCTGGGTTATATATAGGTTGACCATTATAAAGTTTACGATTTGCTATGAGTTGAGCTCCAGCAAGTAAAGCAGGGTTAAAGGTTAAAAATGAAGAAACAACAGCCATAGGATCTTTTTCTAAACTTGCTATACCATGTAATGCATGGAATATATGGTAAGGGCCTGCACGTCTCACAGTAGCATCTTCATTACCTGTTAAGTATTGAGCAATCATATCTTGTAATGGATAGAGTGCGGCAATAGCTACAGCAATAGCAGCAGCTGTATCCAAACCATGTAAAAAGTCTTTTAAACCTGCTTGTCCATGTCTAATAGCTGCAATATCTGCTGCAGTATTTTTTAATGAATTAACTAAACCATAGTGATATCTACTAAATACTGTTACATTAGGGTTTTGTAAGACTTCAGATAAAGCTCTAGAACCCATAACTTTATGAGGTATACGATAACTAGGCATATGTCGTTCTACACTTTTAATAGCTTCTGCTCTAGTTAATCCTTCATACATCATCTTTTCATTGATCAGTTGCATATACATCATGTCACGAACTGTCCACATAGCTATGTTAGACTTTTTAGATATAGCTTCATATAGCTGAATAGGTTTCATACCAATACGTTTAGCTAAGCTTTGGAACTCTGGAGTTTGTGAAAACTCTCTATTAGCTTTAGCAAACATTTCTTCAGCAAATGCATTGTTTCTTACTCTAGCAGATAGTAATGAACCACCAAGTTTTAAAGTTTCTCTAAACTCAGCATCTTGAGTAATAACAGATTTAAGAGCAGGCATACCTGTTTTAGCAAATCTATAAATACCTGCAGGAGTTACCCATCCTGATAGACCACGAGCATTAAATAAATGCCAACCCTCATTCATCATGTGGGGTAATGGGTTAAGCATCATGTTCTTAATTAAAGCACCACTTAAATAAGTAAGTGCATTCATATCATTTACTTTAGCAAAGTCTTCTATAATAGATGCAATGTCATCTTTAAAAACATAACCATCAAATTGAGGAACTCTATCTAAATATTTAGGACGTCTAAATCCTTCAGGTATAGATTTACCTTCTGTTTTAAATGCATTTTCTTTAAACCAAGAAGAATCTTTAATATCTTCTAAGAATTTATTAGCTCTAATAAAGTTACGTAATTCTGTTAAACGTTGATATACTACTCCTTGGAAATCTTTTTCATAAGTAAAAGGAGTATTAAGTTCAATTTCAGGTTCATAAGCTTCTTTTATAAAAGCATTTTTAACTGTTTCACCAGGCCTAAATACACCTACCTCACTCATTTTAGCAAAAGGTACAGCTTTACCATTTACCCATTGGTATACAGAACCATCAGAACCTTGTTGTAAAATGATACGTTTACCATTAGGAAGTTCACCAGCAAATACAGAACGAGCCATAGCAGCTCCAGGTTTCCTAGCTATATTAGGATTAAACCCACCAAATTCACCACCACTAATTATATTTAAAGCTTTTTCAAATTTATCTCCTTGTTTAGGGATAAAGATACGTGGGACATTTTCACCTGTTACAGTAGATTCTAAATCAGTAGGTATTGTCCATCCTTTTTGTTGAGCATATTTAATTAAACGTTTACGTTCCATTAATTCTTGATTAGCATACTTCTTAAACAATTCTAATTCATTAGGATCAAGTTCAGCTCTACCTTCAGCATAAGCTCTCCATCTTTGTCTCATAGCAGTATCAACACCAGCTTTAGTAGCAGCTTCATGTCTTGCTCTACCTATAATCATATCTCTTTCTCCACTTTTATCTAAAGCAAAGAAAGCATCTGCTAGCCATGTTTCATTCTCAGCAGCATTTTTAGGTATTCTAGGAACTTCTACATCTGGTTGTGAAACATAAGGATCTTCTTTAACAGCATGATAAGCTTGTCTATTAATATAATGTTCATAGTCTTTACGAAGTTGTTCTTCTGTAAACACACCTGATTTATCCTGTGCAAATAGATCACCTTGTGGATCTTGCATTTGTTTCCACTCTTCAAATGATAGACGAGTATGTTCATCTTCATGTTTAAGAATGAACTGTGCATATTCATAAGGAGTCTTAAATGCATTCTCATCTAAACCAGCTTTAACCCATGGCTTATCTTCAAAGCGATTAAGGGCTTCATCTAAGTCCATAATAATTTCTTTAGATGAACCATCTTCATTACGATAGTGACGAGCTATAACAGGTTTACCATCTTTCTGTACAGCTTGATTGCCTTCAGCATCTACAATCTTAGCTACTTTAATAGGTACACCAGTCTCTGTTGTTTCAGGTACAGCCCATTTAGATGTCCATTCATTAGCACCTACTTCTTCTGTAGACTGACGAGTCTTAGCAAATTCATCTAATGATCTATTAAATCTAGGAACAATGTTACCAACCGTATTACCTACTACTTCATTTACTTTTCTAGTATATGCAGTAGGTTTAGCAGCTATGGCTGAAAAGCCAGCAGCTTCTATAATATGTTGTGCATTAAGGTCTTCGCCAGCTAACTTCTCATTACCAGCTTCAAATAAACCACCTGCAACGCCCATACCCGTACGTTGTATTGCAGGAGTAATTTTCTTACCACCTTCTAATACTATATCTTTTAAAGATCCAGGTCTGAAAAGAACTAAATTACCAGATAATTGACCTGCAAAAGAAGATTCAGGATTAGCTTCTATTTCTTTTTGTCTTGTTTGTGGATCATATCCTATGACTTCTTTCATAGAATCAGGAAGTTTATCAAAAGCATATTCAAGAGCTTTAGCACCACCTAAGAAACCAGCTACACCTCCTACGATTCCCCCTACAATTGGACCAGCAGGAGCAGCAGGCCCTAAGAATGGAGCTATAGCAGCCCCACCCGCGGCACCAATTTCAGCGCCAGCGACCATTGTTGGAGTAGCACCAATGCCAATAGCAGCAGAACCCCCAGCACTTTTAAGAAAGGAACGAGTTTTGCTAATATCGCTTTCAGAGTCAGTAGAAACGTCACTAAGATATGGATTGGAACTAGGCCTGGCTAACCCTTTCAAGTAAGGATTCTCAGGCTCAGACTCTGGTGCTTTAACATCAGTAGCTTTGAATGAACCATCAAGATAAGGGTTTTTAGAAGGAGCAGTATCAAAGTTTTCTTCTACCCAAGCACTAGAACGTTTAGGTTGATTGTACTTACTAGAAGGTAGACTTGCCCATATACCACCTAACTTTGCGTTAGCGGCTTGATAGTTTCCTTGTTTGACATCTTCAAGAGCATTATTGTCTTTAATAAGTTCTAAAGCAATCTTGTCTTGAGACTCAGGAGAAAAGTCAGTAATACCAAGTTTCTTGGCATATCTGTCATATGTTGTTTTAGTAATCTGATAACGACCAGCAGCAGTACTAGGACCTTCTTTAGTAGTTACTCCTATTACACCAGGATGTTTACTATAGTCGTTAAAAGTACTACCACCTACAATAGTATTATAGTCAGCTTGTTCAGCTTTACTTAAATTGGAAAGGTACCCTTGAATATTAGCATCTTCTTGAGTTCTACTATAAGAAGAAGGTTTTGAAGGCGAATAACTTTCTATACCACTAAGGTAAGGATTAGAATCCATCGTTACTCCTTATTATTTTTTAGTGCTAGCTTTATTCGGATTTAACTTAATATAATCTTCAAACTTAGCATCTGGATGAAGTTTAGACCAGTTAGCTTTAATCTGTTCTAGAGCTTCAGGACGTTGGTTAATTGCTTGTACAGCTAAATTAATGTCTTGCTGACTTGGTTTACTAACGGTATCTTCTTTAACTTCTTTTGAAGTAGTAGAAGCTTCTTCTTTAGAGCCACCTTTAGGGACTGGCATTTCTTTAAGTTTAGCTTCATAACCTTTGATTTCTTCATCAATCTTTTTACGTTGACCATCAAGTGCATTTAAGTCCTCCTGTAATGCAGTAACTTCAGCTATACGAGCTTCTTTAGTTAGCTTGTTACCATACTTGTCTGTAAAGATAGTACCACCTCTTAAACCATTAATTCTAAAGTTAATGTCATCAGCTTTAGCTTCAAGGTCTGCTCGGTCTCTTTGAGCCTGGGTAACAATAGTAGAAAGTTTACCTTTCATAGCATTGAACTCTCTAAGTTCCATACTCTTATCAAAACGTAATTGTACAGCCTCTTGACTACGTGCTTGTGCTTGTAAACGTTTATTACCTAGATCTTCTCTAATTCTATTAGACTCTTCAGCACGTCTATTACGTCCTGATTCTTTTAGATATTCAAGTTCTAGTTTAAGTTTATTAGCACCAGAGATAGCAGAATCAGCAAATTGTTGAGCTACTTGTTCCCTTAACTCTGGAGGAACTCTCATTAAATTATCAACAGGAATACCTGCATTGTTTAACTGCATAAGAGCAGTACCCCAAGCCGCATCTTTATCTTTAGGATCAGCATCAAGGTATCCTTGTGCAATCTGACCAGTAACTTCAAGAATCTTCTTAGCAGAATCTATACGACGTTCTTGTGCCATTGTACGAGTACTCTCTAAATCTTGTGCAACCTTAAGTTGTTTTTGATATTGAAGTAAAAGACCATTTTGTTTAAATAGTTCAGCTGTCTTATAAGCAGCATTAACTTGATCATTAACTTTAATAAAGTCTTGAGTAGCTGCTTTAGCTTGTTGAATAGGTGTCTTAACAACTGGTTGTGTTTCAACAGTAGGTTCTTCTGTTTTACCTGGATAACTTTCCATAGTAACAGGTTTAGTTTCATCTATTACAGGTTCTTTAGCACGTTCTTCTGTTGCTGCTCCTGTCATAAATGATGGCATAGGTGTACCATCAGCAGCTTTAGTACCTTGTAGTGATATAGCACCTTCAGGCATTACTGCTGGACGACCATCAAATCCTGTACCCATAGTATAACCACCAGGCATAGCAGGAGGTACTTGACTTGTTTTTGTTTTAGTTAGGTCAGCAATAGCTTGACTTTTAATAATGTCTTTAGCAGTTTTAAGTTCATCTAATTCAATTTGAGCTTCTTCTGTTTTAAGAACATCCATTTTTTCCCTAGCCATTTTAGCTTGAATTTCGCTAAAACTAGGAATACCATGATACATTGGAATACTAGCCATATTTTATCCTTTATCCAAAAAAGCTACCAATTGATGTACCAAGGCCAATAACACCTTGTAACAATTGTTCTTGTCTATTTTTCTCTGCTAGAGACTGATCGTAAGCAGCAGTTCTATAAGCATTAGCACCAGCTACTGGAGATTGTCCTGCACCTGATAATTGAGTTAATTGGTTATAATAATTATTAAACCAATTTTGTGCAGTCTCAGCACCATATTTTTGTAGAGATGCTAGTGTTGCACCAGATTGTGAACCACCTAAAGCAGCTCTATTACGTAGTAATTGTTTAGCTCCTTCTTCTTGAGCAAATTTATAACCAGGCATACCATAGACTCTATTAGGATCTTTCATAAGATCAGCTAAATCTTGAGCAGCAGATGCTCTAAATGGAGAGTAAGGATCAGTTTGTAATTTAGCTACATCAGGAGAAATACCTCTAGAAGCTGTTAATGCACTATAAATATCATAACCTGACTTAGCTACGTCAGCTACTTGTTTAAGTTGTCCAAAGATACCTTTTGATGCAGGGATACCACCAACCTCACCAGCAGCAAGTCCTGAGGCAATTGAAGAAGGAATATAACCTAAAGCTTGTGTAGCGGCACTAGTAAGTCCACCAAGTGTTAATCCACCTGCGGCAGCACTACCTAGAATACCAGCACCTGCTCCAGTAGCAGCAGCATAACCAGCTAAAGCGGCAGGAGTAGCACCAGCGGCTCCCATAAGAGTAGGTCCAATAAGACCCATACTAGATGCACTAACACCCGCACCTGCGGCTGCCCCACCTAAAGCTCCTGCCCCTGTTCCATAAAGTCCAAAACCAGCTGGCCCTAGAGCAACACCTGCAGCAAGACCTAATATAGGGTTGTCAAATACTTCACCAACAACATCACCAACAACATCACCTACGATGTCGGCTGCTCCTCCAACTACGTCTCCTACAAAATCAACAACTCCACCCATGATCCATCCTTAAATAAATAATGTTATCTTTACGATTAACTTCTTCAAAACCAATACGTTTAACAAATTGTAGTCCTTTAGTATTACTTTTTATAACAGTTGTAACTACTTCTAAATAGTTTTTAAATAGAGGATTAAATACTGTTCTAATA